TGTCAATATATGGAATATTATATACATTGTAACAGTTGATTGTTTCATTGGGGGAAATTACTATGGACGACGAGCCGGAAGAACTCAAAAGGATTTATGAAGAAACTATTACCAATCTGACAAAAATGTGTAACGACATTGAACTACTAGACTTAATTATAAAGTTGCTCCAAAAGAGCGACGCAAACAAATTTTAAGGGCAGGTTTTATTCCTGCCCTATTTTAATCTCCAAACCAACCAAATATTAAAACGATAATTATTAGCAGCGGAACGGCAACTATTTTTATAACTTGCCACCACTCCCCAAAGAACTCGGCCAATCCTTCAAGTATATTTCTTCGTTCTTTTATGCAGCAAATTACTACAAATACAACGCACACTAAAATATAAATACCCCATTCACGCCAACTCATTTTTCCATTCTCCTTTGTAACTTTACTATACTTATATAACAAAATGGAAAAAAATTCAATAAAAATAAGGGAAGGCATAACACCTTCCCTTTTCCCTTACAGTGATTCAAGGCCTGCTTTCCATGATTTAGGACCTACAATACCATCTGCAACAAGTCCGTGGTTTTTCTGCCACGTTTTAGTTGCTACTTCTGTAATGCTGCCAAACTTACCGTCTGCCGGCACTCCAACAATAACCTGCCAAACCTTAACGGCCTTTCCCTTGGAACCTTTCTTAATAGTAGGCATCTTATATTCCTCGCTTTCCTCTACTTTGGTTTCTTCTTCCGTTCCCAACTCTCCATACAGATAGTTCATATCGCATTTACCATTAACACCGGGTACACTTCCCTTGCTGGAATACTGCCACATGAAGCAATCGTAAAGCGGCTTATTACCAGAATACTTTGCAAACCACAACGGGTACTGCGACAAGTCGTTGAACTTGCGTTTAATGTAATCGTCATTAGCATAATTGCCTACGTCGTAACCATAGCCCTTCATTCGCTCGCAGAAGGCAACAACCATCTTTGTGCGAACATCTTTAGTCAGGCCAACACCACGCTTTACGGCGTTGCTGTCTGTGTCGTATTCCAGATCACACCACACTTTCATAGTGATTTTGTCTTTGTACGGCGCAATGGTTTCATGGCACTTATAAGCGTTCTGCATTGCTTCCGCTTCATTCACACCATAAATGAACCAATAAATACCAAAGGGAATACCATACTTGATACAGCCCTCTACATTGTTTACAAACTGCTCGTCTACGGTTGTTCTACCGTAACCAGCCCGGATAATTACAAACTTAATACCGCTTGCTTTTACCTTTTCCCAATCAATAACGCCCTGATGCTTTGATACGTCAATTCCTGTAATCATAGTTGCACCCCTATTCTTCTGTGGTTGTGTGGTTCGCATCCGTCAAGCCTTCGCCAATGATGTAGCCAAGAACAGTTGCGGCCTGCATGATAATACCGGCAATCTGTGCTGTTTCACTTTCGGCCACGCCAAATACAAGCAATGTGGATGTTACAAGACCAACCACCGCAACCCAAAACTTTCTGCTTGTGAGTTTCCTCGCCCAATCAATTTTCTTCATGTTCATTTCCTCCTATTTAATAATTTTTAATTCCTTAACTCTTTCATAGAGTTCGGTACCTGTTCCGTTGCCGCCCAAATTATGATAGGCTTCATACATACGCTCAATGTTCTTTAACTCGGTAAGGTTTATTTCTTCCTTACCTATAAAATACAAGCAGGATTGACATAATCGGTCATGCAGAATCGCAACCAACCCTTCTCTTATGTCCTCTTGCTCTTTGTATCTCTTTGCTAACTTTTTATAGCAAAAAGAAAGACCGGCAATCGCCAGTCCAAAAACAACTTCAATCCAATATTTAATTACGAACTCCATCATTTGTGCATCTCCCTTTATCCTTTATTTGCGCTTCCTCTACTTAAATTGGAATTTAATCCATCATTCTGTCCACCAAAGCTGTCATTAAAAGCAATGGTGAACATACTATCAAAAGTGCTATTGCTTTCATGAAATCTATGAAATCTCTCATGCTATTCTCCTTAATACATACCCCAAATATGGGCATTTACATTTTCATAGCCTACCACCGTAAATGTCTTTAAACGGTATGCAGTTTGGGAAATAGCAACCACCATATCAATGTGATATGTTGTATTTGCAAAGTATGAATGCACAAAATATTGTTCTCCTGTTTTGGGGATAAAATCAACAGGGATTTCTTTAAAATCTACTGTCGTTTCACCAATGGCAAAGCCGATTAAGATTTTTCTAAATTTTGTAATGTCATAATTGCCACTAACATTTAAGCTCATAGCTGCAATATGGTCTACTGTTCCAATCTTTGCCAAATCGCTATTTAGTGCGTTAGTATCCCAAGCACCAAGTGTACCATTATAATAATAGTTAATGTGAACAGCCTTACTCCTATAATCTTTGCACTCTATTCTACCTCTACCACCATTAGAGGATGTGGTTTTCGTTATTCTCAACTCGCAAGTATTTCCCTTTACAGGTAATGAATTAGCCAAGGCAGAACCAGAAGCAACAGGGAATACTAACTCACTACGATTGGGCAAAGCACTTATAATTTGTTCGATTGTGTCAGCACTTTCCAAACCTAATTGTGAGATATCGGTAAAAGTCTTTACGTTTCTCTGCGCTAAATTTTCATTTACAGAAGAAATAGCAGATTCCCTTGCCGTGGTTTCTGCGGACAGTCCTTTAGTCAGTGTATCAACTCCGCTGTGTGCATCTGCAATACCCTGTTCCATCTTGTTTAAGTTATCTGCGTCAATAGAGGGTTTCGCTCCATTAACCCATGTTGTCTGTGTGTAACTCATGCTTATTCACTCTCCTTTTCCTTTTGTGCTTCTGCCTGTGCTTGAAGTTCCATGTCAATTTCTTTATTCACTTGCGCTTCCAACTTCATCAACACTTCAAAAACTACCAAGCGTTTTGCTTCCGTCGGTAAATTGGCCGAATTTACGGCACACACTATGTTTTCTTGCAATCTTCTAAGTTCTACATTCATGCGTTTTTCTCCTATCCTATCAGGTTGTATGCTTTTAAAGCGTTGATAAGTTCGTTTATCTTTGCGGCATTTGTTGATGCCGTTGCAGAAGATGTTGAAGTAATCGTAGATACAGTCTGCTTCTTTGCATACTTTGTTCCACCAAAGAAACCGATATAGCCGGTGTAATTACCCAAGGCCAATGTATCAGGATGCAATGACAATTTATCATTTGATATAGCCATTAACTCACTGCCGGAATTGTCCTTTAAATAATAAGTTCCGCTGCTACTCGCCCATACAGTCTGCGAACTTCCTATTTTCAGATAACCGGTTAAAGATGCACCATGTAACTCTATTTCATCCCCGTTTATATCCGTATAATAAGTTGTTGCAGAGGATGATTTAGCAACGTGTACAGTATCTTTAGCGAAATAAGTGTTGCCGATCGCTATTTTGCTTGCGGACAACGACGCACTATTTACGCCTGAACCGAAGTTGATTTCACCAGAACCCCGTAACGAAACATCCCCGGCCGAAGTGACTTTAAATGCAGGGCCACTAGCCCCCCCATATCCTACGGCAATACCATCTGTACCAACATAAACGCCTTGCGTATTAGAAGCCAGACTTGATTTTCCGTTATAAAGGGAAGATGTACCAATAGTAAAACCACCTATCGTGCCGCCCGTTGCCGTTATCGTTCCTTTGAACTCACCCGTAACACCTTTTAGCGTTTTACCTGTAATCGTGGTACCTGTGATATTCTCGGCCGCAACGCTACCGGCTGTAACTTTCAACGCATTTACATAGGATGTAGTTATGGTATCTTTTGTAATCTGCGTTACCTGTGCCGCCGTTTGATAGCCTAACCCGGTAACATAGCTTTGAGTAGCAATATCCCCGGTTCCTGTAACTTGCGACCATGAAATAGTAGCATTTGAACCCATTTGTATTTCGTTACCAACAGTGAGATTTAATGCCTTAATGTAGGATGTTGTAACCGTATCTTTGGTGATTTGCGTTACCTGCGATGCGTTTTGATAGCCCTTGCCCTCGACTGCGGACATTGTTGTATAACCGGCACCGTTTGTTAGCTGATTGGTATTTGTCGGTATTGTAGGTTGGTTTGTTACGTTGCCCCATGAAATAGTAGCATTGGCACCCATTTGTATCTCGTTGCCAACAGTCAGATTTAAGGCCTTAATGTAAGATGTTGTAACAGTGTCCTTGGTAATCTTTGTTACCTGTGATGCGTTCTGATAACCCTTGTCATCAATATAAGTCTTTGTGGCAACATCTTCGTTACCTGTCACCTGCGACCATGAGATTTCACCCTTAAAATATCCGCTATCTGCTTCAATCCGGCCACTAAAATATCCGTTGTGTGCTTCAATAGAACCATCTTTTAAAATCTTAAACTGATTCGTGGTAGTTGACTTGCCTTGCAAAAACTCTAAGCTGTCAACGTCAAGCATACTTGTGCTGTACTCTATCTCAAGTGTTACATCCTTTGTGGCATAAATCGTATCATAGCTACTGAATAAGCCTACACTTCCTGTACCCAAATACTTATCTAGGCCATTTAGGTTGATATTTACAGCACCATTCTTTATTGTGATATATTTTACTGATACACCTTTTGGATATAAAGTTGCACTCGGATATAGTGTTTCGCTCGGATATAATAAGTCTATATCGTCGGACCAATCAATCCACAATGTTTTCGACTTATACTCTGCATAAGAAGTAAAAGCATTTCCGCACTCTAATTGAGGGTAAAATGTCACATCAACAAGTTTTCCACTAGGGATTTTCAGGATCACTTCTGTTACTTCTTTGTGCTGCGGTAAATTTAGCAATCCACTTGCACCGATATACTGTTGCGAAGTCGTTTCGCCGTCAAAATATCTTAACTCGCAATCAAAACCACCCAAATTCAGGTAGTAATCATGGTTTGACTTCAACGCAAAAAGCGGCGTTGAATTTGCGCCGCTTCCAGATACCGTGTATTCAATATTTTCTGTTGACATTCCATTTACAGTTAGTGAACCGTTGGGATTTCTCGTAAAAGTAACGCCTGCAACCTTTTGAGTGGTAGTATCATTAGGCATCATTTGTTTTCCTTGCGTATAAATACCTAACTTACTGTACTCGTAAGGATTTATGCCTGTAATCTTCACGCAAGGCGCAATCGTTTTAATGCCTTCAAGGACAATAACTTTCCCTGTTTCGGTTTGTTTTACATACTGACCGTCGAATATCTCGTCTGTTTCGTACAGGTCCTTTCTCAACAACGGCGCATTGTCAATCTCCTGCTGCGCTTCTTTCTGCTTAATCTCTGCAAGTCTTTCACTATCCAGCGTCAAATTGCCGCTTGCATCAATATAATAAGCGTTTATACAAGCCTTTTCGGACCAATCATTTAAGGTTTCATAGCCCATAGGAACTGCGCCGGTGTATTCAGCGCAGTTATCAAGATAGCATCCAAACGCAACCGCACTAACATAGCCAGCCGCATCTAATTTGTATCGCATTTATTCACCCCCTATTCTGGCAAAGCGTTTGTGCCGTTGCCGATTGCAAACCAAAGTATCGCTGTCGCTGTTGCTGTTGGTCGTTTCAAATAAAGACTAAAGCTTGTACTCGTTATATCACCGACCGTAACAAAAACAGTGTCCGGTGCGCTTGTTGCAATATCGGAACACACAAATGGAAGCCCCAAAAACTGATAGTTGAAATTCACGTTTACAGTTTTAAGTACATTTGCGCTATCGGGCGTTACTGTAAGTCTGCCCCATTGCAGCAAAATAGGCGTTGCACTATCGCCACCATTTAACAACATATATCCTTGTGCGCCACCAGCGACCGTAGAAGGAGCCGTAGACATCATTTCAGCAACAGGCATATAGGTTCGTGTGTTGTGCAAAAATCCGTCTTTGTGCAAGTCATATCTTGCCACCTGTACGCCATCTTCGTATAGTTCAATAGCACAAGCACCACCACCACCGGCATTACCAACACCAAAGTTCGCTTCGTAAAGTTTGCCATTTAACAATCTTCTTGCCTTTACCGCTTTAAACTCTGTATTATTTGGAGTTCCAAGGTACAAATGATTCTTTGCAAATACATAGTCCTTTGCAATTCGGAAATCTCCCACACTCTGCCCCAAAACCGATTCGACCGGGAATGAAGTTAATTTGTCCTCTACAACAAATTCAATCGTATATGTTTCGTTTAATGATAAGTTCGGAATAGATACGCTTGCTGTAAACTTTCCATCACTATTCCATGTAGGCGTAATAGCTACATAACTACCATAACTGCCGCCGCTTGTCTTGTATCTGTACTTAACAGTAAGTGCATTTGACTGACTACCGAAACTTCCTTTGAAGCAAAAACCACTCATTGTTGCCGTTGCCGTTGTTGACGTGGTTTCGATTCTCTTTACAACCGGAACTTTATCAAAAAAGCAAGGATCGTATAAGATAAACTTCGGTGCCTTTACCTCTTTTGTGGTTGAATATCCTCTACTGTCGGTTGCTTTAAATCTGAATGTATCATTATATACAGTATCAAACGTATAAGGGCTAGTCGTTGAAACAAGACTCCATGCGTTATCTATCTGTATTGTTTTAATTGTTGCGCTGTTCTTTGCCGTTGCACTTAAAGTCGCCTTCGGTTTGGATAAATAGCATACAAGCGTAGAACTATCACCCGTCAACGCTATTGTTTTTGCGTTGGTATCTACTACTGTTCCGCTTACAGTCGGTACACAATTTGCCTTTACGGTATAGGCATAAAAACCGGCCGTTGTTGTGCCGACTAACGTACTACCGTTGTATGTTTCACAAGTGATAGTACCGTAACCAGATGCCGAATTGGGTATCTTAGAATAGAATGTACTTGCCGGTGGTGTCCATACATAGGTTGTTTGTGTAGTCTTTGTAACAATCGTGCCGGTTGCCCCATTAAAGCTGTATTTCAGGGTATGAGTGTATGACTTATTATCCTTTGTTATTGTTATTGTTGTATTCGTGCCTATATTAAATGAAGCACACGCAACTCTACTTGCCGCCATTTACTCACTCTCCTTCCAAATCGCTTAAAGTCTGTACATTTGAAACTAAATAGTTAATGTCTGTAACCGGATTGCCGTTTTCGTCTATTGCTTTTGTTATGGAAATATTCCCTAACTGCGTATCACCAACTACAATTAGCTTTTGAATACCGGCTCCTCTATGGTTGAATATCGCCTGCAATTCATTATAGGTATAAACCTTCAAGCCCTGATTGTTTATCCTTGCATTTACCGGATCATTTGAGTTTGCAATAGTAAGATCATTTGTACCAAAGGTATATGACATTCTTTCTACGCTCTCAATCGTTTCTTGCTGCAAGCTGTCAATCGACTTTACCGTAGTTTCCATTTCAATCTTAAAAGCGTCTACGCCCTCTTGAATGGTTGTTACGGTTCCTCGCACAATTTCAAGGTTATCGCCTACTTGCGTTGCTAACGTATCGTCTGTGTACTTGGTGGCAATAATAAAATCTTTGTCCTCATAACCGCTGTACGGCTTAAATTCTGTCGCAACCGACCCTTTTTCAAGTTGCACTTCATCAATCAATATAGCATTGTTTAATGTGCTTCCTGCCGGGCCTGCATACACAAGCAGTCGTATGTCCTTATCGCTATACTCACTCGGAATATTAAAAGTAATACTTTGCCTTGTTTCCCCTACGCTAACCGGTCCACCGTAAAAATGAGTTGAATCTGTAAAGTTGTAAAGCAAAATGCTATAAGTAGTGAAACTACCCTCAACAACTTCCGAACGGCCAACAGAAAAAGTGTAGTCAACATCACGCTCAAAAGATGCGTGTATAAATTCATAGACAAATTCATTTGTCGCTACACCCTCTGCCGGTATTCTTACATTTGAATAATTTTCAATCAGATTGGGGCTATACGCCTTGGAAATCTGGCAAATATAAATTTCGCCGTCTTTAAACCACAAATCCCCGTTGTCATACGGTGGGTATGGTTGTGCAGTGAATATTCTTCGCTTGCTGTCTGCCGTGTCGCTTGCGGCATTTGCAAGGGCCATTGCTTCTGTCAAGTCACTGTCCACAAGCTGTTCCCAACTGTGATTAGCATTAAAGATATATGCGTGTCCGGTGTCTTTGTCGTAATACAAATCGCCAACGTGACTTGCTTTTAATTCCGTAGTAGTCCATTCACTAGCCGGAAGATTAGAAAGTGTCGGAACACCTGCATAATACCAAGTTGTTATCTTAGTATCTATCAGACTATTCAAACTTTTCATAGATTCAGCAAAGGTAACATTGACAAAATTGTTCAACGCCGTATCGTCTGTGTACTTAGTTGCTTTTTGAAAGTCCTCTGCTGCAAATTCGCCGCTGGCCTTTGTGACTATGGAAACGTACAATTCATTGTTATTCAACCACAAATCGCCTTCATCATAAGGAACCGTTGGTGTATCTACAAATACTCGTCTTTTCCCGTCTGCCGTGTCCTTCGCTTCGCTTGCCAATAACAAGGCTTTTGCTACATCCGTGTCCGCTATTTCCAACCATTTATATTCGCCACTACACAAAGCAAATCTGTAAGCATATCCCGTATCTTCATCATAGTACAGGTCGCCTAAATGCTCATTTTTTAGTGTTTCTGTGGTCCACTCGTTCGCCGGAAGGTTAGATAGTGAGGGAACACCACTATAAAACCATGTTGTGATGCTCCCGTCTATCTGACTTTGCAATTCTTCAATCGAAACCAGCGTAGAGGACATAAAGTCCTCTAACACCTGATTCGTTTTGTTTATTCCTTCCACGCTGTTTTGAACTGCTTTTTTAATTCCAACAAGTGAAGCCAAATCATATTTGCGCTCTAGGTCGGCGGCCGTTCTTACACCTTGCCTATCCTGTTTGTTCACTTTACCACCTCACTGTTCCGTCTGCTTCTACTGTAAAGCCCAACTCCTTCAAGATAGTTTCCATTTCAGAATAACTAATATCGTTCCTGTTGTTCAGGTACTCAATAATTTCCTGATTATAGGTATCATCAGAAGTATATTCGCTCTTAAACAGTATTATCTTTGCGCCGTAATCAGCATCAAGGCCGTTGATGTAGTTTGCTACCTTCTCTTTACGGCTTCCACTGATCGTTTTTCCGTCGCTGTCCTTGTCTGCTTTAATGTCGCTTAATGCTTTCGTGTACTGTTTGTACTCTACAACGCTTCCAAATGCCTTTGTAACAACATACTTTTCAGGGTTTTGGTACGCCCAATTATAGGCTTCCCGGCTTTCCTCGCTTTCGTTGTACTCGGCATACGAAACACCAACAGACTGTAAAAACTCGTACTTTTCAGGATTCTTGATTGCGAAATCAAATTCCTCATAGCCGGAGAAATCCTCATAGCCCGTCAAGTCCACTTCTTCTTCCCGGTCTACCACGTTGTTAATCATAATATTTTTCTTTTCAACGGGTAAATCCAAGCCTGCAATGTAATCGAACTTTTCTTCCAGCGTGTCTTGTTCTTTCAGGCCTTCTCGATACTTCCAATACTCTTTTATAGGGATGTCAAGATCAGCGTATTCCTCAATCTGTTTTCCCTTCAAAGGTTGTCTTTCATTATCGAAATAATCTCTCGCATTTTCGCTGGCCCACTGTCCGAATACTGCCGCCTGCGCACGGTTTAAGGGCGTGTCCTCAACCGGGAACCTCAAGTTGCCGCTATCCGTATAAGATCCACTTACGGGTAAATCCTCGTCAAACATTCCAAGGCCCTGTTTGGTTTTCTTAATTTGGTTATAACCACCCGGCATTATATAATACGGTGCTGCTTCTGCTAATGTTTCCCAGCGTGATTTCTCATTCCCGTAATTGTCCTCGCCCTTTACAAGCTGTTCAATAGGCAAGGCAGACTGAATAGGAATACGGCCACCCGTAAATGTACTTGTATACGGCAAGTCGCCCAACAACTCCAAAAAGGCTTGTTCTACATTGTCAAGTGCTGTATCGTCCTTTTCCTCGTCGTCGTCAAATCCTAACAACGTCATAAGCGTACTCACAATATCAAATGTAGGGTTATATCCTGCCACCGATTCAAACGCCGTGCCGAAAAGATGCTGGAATACTGCAAGCTGTACCATTGTTGAAGTGATTTTAGCTGCCTTTTTAGCGTTACGGGCCATACCGTTGTTGATTTCCTCTGTACTCACATTTGCTTCCTGAATAGTATCGTAAAACATACTATCAAGCTGGTTTCTTACTTCTAATTGGAACTTAGTAACCAAGCCTAGCATTTTGGAATTGTACAACTGCGGCTGCTGGCCCATTGATCTATCGCCCAAAATTCGCATAGCCCATTCACCGGCCCTAATGTGTGCCTGCTCGCTGTTCATACCTTTACGGGTAAGTTCGTTGTACTTTGCTCTTATCAGAAATTCTGTTGTGAGATTATCAACGCCACTCATTAAGGCATAGCCCATATCGGACACTTTTTCGTAAGGGGTTCTATAAAACTTCTCTGCCCCTTTTCTTCTTATGATTGCCGGATCACTTTCTGCAAAGCTGTCTGTTTTACCAAAAATGGCACCGATTCTGTTAGCTGCAACCTGCGAAAATGCTTTGATTGCATCAAACTTATTCGTTTTTGCAAGGCCCTGTACCGAACCTACGAAACCTGTAAGTGAAGAAGATACGTTGAAGCCTACCATATTCTTTGCAACCTGCGTATTTATGGTATTGAGTGTGGTTATTCCTCTACGACCTATAACGCCTTCCAAACCTCTATCTATCAGAGAAGTTTTTCCGGCCAATACATTTGCCTGCTCGTTTAAGAACTTAGCAAACGTAGATAAATGAGCGTCGTACACTTCTTTTACTCTTGCTTCTGCTTCTTCCTCTGTCAGATTATCAAGGTTTTCCAATCCGTGTGCCTGTCCGTACATATCAGCAACATAGTTTCTCAAACCTCTTAACGTCTGAATGTCGTCTATGTGGTAGATTTGATTCTTTGCAGATGTCAAGTATCTTTCCATACCACCTAGCAAACTATGAGAAGTTCTGTTACCCATTCTTCGGTTAGCACTTGCAAAGTACGGTTGACCGGGTTTTAAGTCCGCTGTCATGCCGTTAATATCCGTAGGAAGGTCTTTCGCTCTTATGTCGTTAGGGTTAAACGGTATTCCCAATTTAGAGAAAGTATCATCCATTGCCCTAAAGTGCAGATAGTAATTATCTCTCCTAGGAATTTCAGGATAACCGTTTCTTACACGGGATTCGTTGATCTGCTCCAAGGTTCTGTCGTAAATCTGTCTTACTCTAGGATCCTTCGCAAGGCCTTTAATTCTCTGCTGTGTTTTCACACTAGGGAAATCCCTTGCCAATTCAGCATCACCATAGGTAATATACTCGCCTGCTTCCGTAACGTAGAAGCCTTCGCCGTACATCTGCGCTGCTGCATCCTCTTTTGAGTTAGGCTTAATGCCGTACTGCTTAGAAATCTTAGCAAGCTTGCCGTTCTTTCTGTCTGTAAATGAGTTCAACCACTTAATGGCCTTGGATTCGTTCAGGGCTTCCAGATTGATAGTTAAATCATTCAATATCTGTCCTGCCTTATATCCAAGTGTCTTTTCAATATATCTCTGTGGAGTATTATCAACAGAAGCAAAAGTAGATTTGTCTTTGGCCTTTTCTAATACTGTATCAAGGTCAAATCCGGCATCACTGAATTTCTTCCTGATATTCTCTACATACGCTCTCTGTATCTCTCCATGAGTTTTTCTACCGGTGCTTTCCCCACTTTCCAACGCTTCAACTTCCGCTGCTGCATCAGATTCTAATTTCTTTTCCTGTTCCAGATAGTCAAGGTTCATATACGCAATATTTTCATACTTCGTATCGTAATCTCTGCCTATCGCTTCTCTCACAATGGCTTCTATGCCGGAATTAGCATTAACTACGGTTGACGGTTTCGCCCTTGTATTTAACAAAGCTGTCTTAATGTCGCCCCAAGAATAGCCGTGATCCAACAAGTAGCCTAGTTCATTAGATGCTCTTACGCCTTTTTTAAGGTTTTTCAGTTCAGTGTACAGTTCAAACGCTTTTTTGCTGATATAAGCATCTCTTTCGCCTAACTCTGCAAATGCCTGCGCCTGCTTTTCTTTGAACTCTTTGCGCATCTTTTGTTTGTCCAATGCTAACTTTTTGGTTATCTGCTGTTTCGCTCTCTCAATCTCGCTGACAGCTTCATCAACTACGCTTCCAGATTCAAAGTCTATAACTCTTTGTACGCCGTCTACCGGGGCTATATCGTCTGTTGCAGGCGTAACAGTCGGTGCCGGCTGTTCAACCGGGGCAATATCCGCTGCAACTTCGGCCGCCGCTTCTTCCTGCGCTAATGTTTCCAACCACTGTGCATACGCTTCGTCGGAATACTCGCTGATCTGCTTTTCTGCAAGTAGGTTAATATAGTCCTGATTGGCCGGTATTTCATAACCACTCAAAAAGTCTGTGTAACCTTCTCGCAAGCGTTCATCAATCATAAACTCTAAACGCTTTGAAACTGCATTGTTTTCGGCCCCGTGGTCCTGTACAATCGCCTGCAAGCCCTTTTCAATATCTGCATAGGTATATTTGAACCTATCAAGCATATAGGCAATCTGTTCTGACGTTTCACGCTTTGTACCCCATACACCTAATTCGCCGCCGGATTCATAAACCAACTGCGCATCAACGGTTCTTTGGCCTTTTACGCTGTTCTGCAATTCAAACAACATATTCTGCGCTTCTTCTTGGAAGTACGGCTTTACTTCCGGATTCTCGTACATATAAGCCTTAACTTTTCTGTTTCCTACTTCCTGAATATCTCTGTCGGCCAACGGATCTTGTACATCTACCGGGTTTTCTTCGTAGTAGGGTTCTTCTACCTCTGCCGGCATATCGCTTTCATCAAGTGTCGCAAGTCTTTCGCTGTACTGCGCTTCCAATTCGTCAAGCTGATCCGCTGTAATCGGTGCGTACTCGTCCACTACATCTTCCGTAGCAGTTTGCATGGGTGCTTCTGTTTCCTGTACCGGGCCTTCAAGTGCAATGTCTTTGCCGTATATATTGAAATTACCGGTAGGCGCAATGTCCTGCCCTTTTCTTGACAATGACAAGTTAATGTCCGGATTGTCAGTTGGTGTCGCATTATCAACATTCTTGAATTGGTTACTATCAAATGCAATGGCAATCTGCGCCCTACCGTTTGAAAGTTCTTTGCTCTCCCACTCGGTAATAAATCCGTCAATGCCAAGCGTACTTTTTAGAATGTCATAGAACTTATATGCACTCTTATAATCACGCACACCGTTTCCAAGCATAACTTCTTGTACGATATGCATATCATTTTGATTGGTTGAGAAAATGGAATCCGCAACTTGCCTGTATGCTTCGCTGATTGGAATATCGTATGTATATACATAATTTGAAATCCAAGTATCTCTCAAAGCATCTTGCAAATTGTCATAGTCGCCATCTTCAACATACTGCTTCGCTTCCGCTTCGGATGTCGCCTTTATAAGCTTTACAAGTTCACTCTTTTTGATAGTTTTCTCGTAGCTTGTAGCAGGGTGCGTGATGTTCAAATAACCCTTCATCAACTTTCCACCATAGGCATCTGATACCTCGGAAGTGTCCGCAAAGTAAATACCGTAACCCTCTGCAATACCGTTCTTTCCACCTTGCAAGAAGGGATCAAAAACTGTAAAGTCATTTGCTGTGCCGTGATACATTACTTTTAAATGCCCGTTTTCATCCACTACTTTACTGTCTTTGAAATATTCCTGCTGTTCTTTGGAAAGCTGTCTGCTTTCGCTATCCGCACTCAACGAATACTTCACGCTATTTCCTAGTTTAGTTTCCCTTCTTCCGTGTCCGTAATGGTCTGCAACTGTTTTAGGTAGTACATCAGAGTAGGTTTCATTGACAATATCTAACAAATCTGATATACTAATAGTAGCAGAAGTACGGACCTGAAAATCCGGGCTACCTTGTGTAGAATCTTCTGCTATTTTTTTTGCCCTAAAGGAATATAGCGAACCAAATTCTACTAATTCTGTTTGCCCTGTGGTTAATTTGGAAACAACAAAGTATGCCGGTATCTTTTCACCACTTGCGGTTTCACCATAGCCAAGGTAAATATCGCTTTCATGCTTTCTATTTACATCCGGGAGTGCTTCGTTTATCTTTACTGCATTTTTCAAGTAACTATCCAAGTGCATTGATACAAGAGCAGTGTACTCATAATCTCTATCTAAACCGTGAAGTATTGCCGGTTTTCCAACAACAATATCAACTCCGGTATCATCATTATGGATTCTTACGGCACCATCCTCGCCTTGCAGCCCTTTTTCAATAAGTCTATTCCGTGCTTCAACTGCGATTTCATCACGATTTTCTAAGTCAATTTCGTTTATATCTGTTGTGATCTCACTAACCTGCATATCAGGTTTTGACACAAGGCCTTCGTATGAAATATCAACATCCTCTTTGAATGAGTACTGAATACCCTCTGTCGTCTTTGCCTTTGCAGATTCCTTATACGCCTTATCAAATGCCCTCTTTACTCTTTCAAGTTCCCGTGCTTCTTTACTACCGGCTGTTACGGATTTTACAAGATACTTGATCTCCTCATAAATCTTCTTGAAAATGTTAGGCTTAGTAGCGGAAAGATTGCTTACAAAGTCGCTATCAGTAAACAAATACTCGCCTACCAAATCGGCCGTAAGTTCGTTTTCGATATTTACATTCTTAACACCTTCATACAGCTTCGCTAATTCCTGCAAACGGGTATCATATTCGCCCCTAGTTGTTGCATATTCCTTAACTGCCTGCTGCAATTCGGTGTAAAGGCCTGTTCCCTCTAATACATGGGTTATTTCGTGGCCTACTACGGTATTTAAGGCCTTTGCAGAGTTAATATTTACTGCAATAGTACCGTCTTTTACATACCCGTTCACGGTCTTTCCTCGTACTCCTTAACCTGCAAAGCATAACTCTGCTCGTACTGTCTGATTTCTTCCTGCAACTGTTGTTTCTGCAACTGAATACTTTCGTTGGGAAAGAGCATCACTTGTACAAAAGTGCATGACGGCGTGTTGTATCTTGGAACAAGCGAAGGCATTTACAAGCTTACAGACACAACAATGTTTGAATTGGCACGCATGAAGAAAATTCCGGCCAATGCAACAGAGGAAGTATTAGACGGGCAGATATTTGACATGAATACGTTAGAAAACTTCTATCAGTTGCGGTTGTTGCGCTTTGAAGGTGCCTACGAGATAGTAGAAAACGTGGTTTGTTTTAATGGCAGCGGCCCGGCAACCTTTTTCTATTACAAGTACCCGGAAGCAATTACAGACAAAACGGCAGATACATACGAGTTTGAGTTGTCGCAGGATGCTTTAGAGATTATGCCCTACGGTGTAGCAGCAGACTTGTTAAAGAGTGACGTATCAACCGAGTATGGCGCAGTATATTCACAGAGATACGAAACCATGTTGCAAAGATTAGATCCACGCTATTCTATGGGCGTTTTCACTATTGAAGGTGGGGTGAATATTTAATGGCGATCGGTGATTTGATACCAAGGGCGTATAGTTCATTCCGTGGTGTGGATTTCAGGGGCGAAGAAGTAAACCTTGTAAGAAGCCCGGACAGTTTGAATGTATGGAAGGACTATAAGGAAACAGAGAGTATAAGAACACGGCCCGAAATGGAGTTGCAGACTTCATTTGATAATACTGTTTATGGCATATTCTTTTATGAGTTCGGCAATACCGAAATGCAGTTAGTACATTGCGGCACAACGCTGTATAAGGTTGTAGATGGTGTAAAAACAGTGCTTTACAATGGCCTTAATCCGGTAAGAAGTAACAGCTTCATTTATAATAATATTTGGTACTTTAAGGACGGCATTAACTATTTGCAGTATGACGGTAAAACCATAGGCGAAGTAACAGGATATGCGCCTACAACGAGTATCGGAAGGAAACCTGCTGGTGGTGGTACTGTTTATGAAGATGTAAATATGCTTACGGGCATCCGGGTAAATACATTCCTTGCAGACGGTGAAAGCACGGAGTTTTATTTGGATGCAAAGGGCATTGATACAGACTTTCAGCCTATTGTAAGCGTAAATGATGTTGTATTGGATGTAACAGCGTATACCGTTGATACCACAAATGGAAAGATTATCTTCAATACGGCACCAGCGGCACCATTAACAGACGGGCAGGACAATGTATCTGTTAAGTTCAGAAAGACCGTAGCAGGATATAGAAACCGGATCAATAATTGCACTCTATTACAAGTATTTGATAATAGGGTGTTTTTTAGTGGGAATAAAGATTATCCGAATGTTGTATGGCATTGTAGCTTGAATGATCCGACGTATTGTAGCGATTTGGACTACTACAACGAAGGATTGGACCTTGCGAGGGTAACAGGGCTTGTGGCCGGCAATAATGCTTTGTGGGTGTTTAAAGAACCTTCACAGGCCAATACAACGGTGTTTTACCATAACCCTGTTATTGATAACGAATACGGAAAAATCTATCCCAGCACTCACTCAAGCATTTCTACGGGGTGCATAGGCAAGGCGATTAACTTCAATGATGACATTTCCTTTTTTAGCGATAGAGGAATGGAAGCTATAAACGGTGATGTCACAACAGAACAGGTAATTGCGCACAGAAGTATATTGATTGACAGAAAGTTATTAGCAGAAGTCAATTATAAAGATATGCTTTTGGAAGAATGGGAAGGCTATTTGCTTGTATTCGTTGATAACAAGGTGTACTTGGCAGACAGTAGGGCGACTTTCACAAATGAGAATCACATTGAATATGAGTGGTTCTATTGGTCTTTAATGAAGTTCTTCTGTACCGGTTCTACGTCACCCAATTTCGCATTGCCCCACTGATTACCGTTATACATACGATAGTTTCTATCAGTGTCGGTATAAATGCCCGTCATTCTATGGTAGTTCCGGCCCTTCTCGTACAAAGACCATATTTGTGTTTCCTGAATTTCTTTAATATCCACTTACTCACCCCCTTGGTACATCTTCTTGCCCGTTTGCTGTACCGTCATATCGCTCTATATTGCGCATAATAACTTCCAGCTTATTTCTCTCTGCTTCTGCTTCTTTCTGCTCTATATGGGCCTTATACAGCGTTACAGGGCCTTTTATGGCCGGGGCTTCTATCTTCTCACCCTTTGCTACTGCCTGCCCTACCTTTGCACCAATAAAAAAGCACACTACATTGAGTGTGCCTACTACTGCTATCAACAATATGCTTTCCATGTGATCTCCTTAAACAATCGTCATTGTTTCTCCGTAATCGTATTGTGTTTCGTTCTGCTTCTCTACACCAAAATGATACTGCGCCGGTACTTCTATTGCTTCATCACTGAATACAACCTGTTCCCTAATATGATGCGCTATTGCAAGTCCCATCATTTGGTCGTCGTGGCCGCCTTCTGGTGCTTCTATACGCCCCTTCTCATTCCTAACAATGGTTAATAGTTCTTCTAATGTGTCCTTATCATTTATTGTATCAACGTGTTCTCTTACTATCTCTATCAACCTTGAAATGATTGTAGGCCGTGTCAGTGAAGTTGTTTTGAAACCGAACCGCTTTTCTGTCTTTCCGGTGTATGTATCTTGTGTTTCTCTGACATACTGATTTGTATATCCTAGTCTTTGTAACTCCATTATAGGGAAGCTATCGAAATTCGCTTCTATACCGATTAAAGCCTGCTTGTAATACATACCCAAACAATACATTTGCTTTGTGTATTGGTCTGCGTCAAACTGCTGCTTTAACGTCGCTACCTGCTCGCCGGTCCTTGCATCTAATACATGGCCGGTAAAGTAGTCGCTTCCTTCTCCTGCCGTATCTCCACCAATACAATACTTTGTAATAGTTGGTGTATTTGGCAACTGATATATGTTTATATAACCGTTATCCCTGTCATTTACCCAGCGGATATTGTTTATTGTCAAGCCGTTATAGTCGTAAAGGAAATACCCTACTTTTAAGGCCCTAGGAAGCGTTTCTAGGCGTTTTTGTATTGCCCTCGCATCAAATACCGTCTTACCTAAAATACCCCACTTACCAAGGCAATAAACGTCGTATGTGTACTCGTCAATATACTTTAGATCCTCTAATGCTTTTCTATCATCATCAGTCAGGAATTTATTGTCTTTGTATGTACTAAAACAAACTGTTGCGAGTTTACTATCTATGAAATGCTTCTTGATCCAATGTTGTATGTTTACCGGGTTGAAGGATAGAACCATTTGTTTCTTACTCTTACCACCTCTTAAACGTACTTTAAGCTGGTTTATATCTGCTTCTTGGCACTCCGTTGCTTCCTCTACCCATATATCCGTTAATTCGCCGTTTGAGAATGTAATGGACTTAATCTTTTCTACATCATCCAGCCCGGCAAAAGCAACCTCATTCCCTGTTAGCTTGCATACAATACGCATATCACTTTCGTTTATCTTGAAATGCTGCGCCAAATTCCAATTACTTATAACTTGCTTTAACAGTGGGAATGTACTTCGCCTGTTTGTATCGCCCGTTTGACGCACTACTAACAGATTGCAACGTACCGGATGTATTAGCTTGTATATGAACCGCTGCGCTATGAAATACGACTTCCCGGAACTACCACCACCATAGAACAACAAATATCTATCTGTATTATCTAAATACGGCAAATATACGTCATTAAAGACTTTCTTTGAGATTTTGATATTTACATTCATTATTCCTCACTTAATTCTATCGTGATATTTACCTCGCTGTTTACATCTGCTTCGATCTTCTGTACATACTCGCCTTGCATCTTATTCATTATGTCAATGGCCCTAATCTTTGTATTAAGATCCGCTGGTATTTCGCCCTGCTCCCTCTGTATATCTCTAATAATGCCTGTAAGGTACTCTAAACGCTCTTGTGCGGTCATTATAGTTGCTTTGTCTAACTGTTCCTGCAACTCCTTATACCTCACGGAAATCTCATGGCTATTGAACAATAAAGATGCTTCATTATCTATAACCTTATCAGACATATTCTCTGCATCATAGCTGTTCTTATATGCTTCCCTTTGGCTCATGCCCTTTATTAAGTTGCGTACAAACTTTTCCTGCTTTGCTGTTAGCATCTATTTCACATCCTTAAATAAAAAAGGACCTCGCATCTCTGCTGGTCCCTATCTGTACTGTTATTCTGTTCCGGCCTTGCCTATTCTAACAATATCACATATTAAGTATCAATTACTATCAACTCTTTCCCTTTTTTATAACTTGCTTTTATAAAACACTTCACCCGTTTCCCTGTCACGGTAGATTATCTCTACGTCGCATCCTAAAGCCCGTGCGGATTCACGCAGATCAAAGTCCTTAATGCTATTCCGCTTGAATTTAGTGTTGTAGTTTTGTGGACTTTCGCCTAATCTACGTGCTAATTCAGATAAACTAATGCTTCTTTTTAACGCTAATACTTTTAAATCCTCTACAAACATAATGTCACCCCCACTAATACTATTTTACTATAATTTACACTTTTTGTAAAGCGTTTGTTTTATATTGCAAAATAGAAATTTTAAATATTAAATCATTTATTTTAACATTATGCTTTACTTTATCAAACGATTGTTTTATAATTAAGACATAGCAAGGGACAAACACTTACAACAAAGGGAGAGATTACAATGATAGATTTTATAGGGATCGCAAATAAAGTAAACGAAACAGCAGAAGGGATTTTTCTTGCATACCACATTGAAAAGCTGGAAGTAAAAGCACTGAAACAAAGCACAAAGGTTAAGGCCGTAATCGTCAATGATTGGAACCTAAATAAATATACTTATACATTTGATTGGACCGGATCACGTTTAGAATGTTTGGAGGTAAAAGCACAATGACAATCGCAGAACTTACAAGAATACTAACAAAGCACGGTATATCATATGAGATTATAGGCAGCAAAGTTATGGCAGAGGATTGCTACACTATCAACGGAGTATTGCACACGGATATTTTAGACTTAACATATATCAGTAAAGAACAATTATACGATTGGTTAGGATATTAACACAAAAAAGTCGGGGTAAACGCCCCGGCTTTTCTTTTAAATTTCTATTTAGCGCAGTAATCGGGATTGTCAAAAATGTTGCCGATTACTTCGCACCACTGTCCTTCAATGTTATTAAATGATTCGATAACAATATCATCTTCTAACACAAATCTTGCATCATCTTCATCCCATGAAACTGCGTAAATGTCATCACAAAAGCTTACAACATCATTCTCAAATATCTTGATTCCATTCTTATCTGTCAAGCCTATGTATTGGCAAAGAGTGTTTACATCAATCGCATATTCAAGTGGTTTGTTTTGGAATATGTAATGTTGCTGTTTTGTATAGCAATCGTAAAAAGCATAGTTCCCATAAACCCATTCGCCATTGTCAATCCGCTTTGCCTTAAATAAAATCTCTCTCATATCCTCACCCCTTCCTATCCGCAAGAATCTGCTCTGCCGTAGCATCAAGCCAATCTGCCCAATTTATGCAATCTTCCATTTCTAACTCCATCATTTCTTCATACTCGTTACGGAATCTTTGTTTTAACTCTCTGATTGCATCCGAATAACCATGTATTTCTTTGTCATCAACGCAAATCTTACTCAATTCGCTTTCAATCCGTTCTGCCTGTCTACCTTCAACGCAGGCTTCATCAAAAAGTATCTGCCAAAATTCGTCACTGCTAATGTCAATCAATTTGCTCATATCTCTTTCCCTTTCTATTTAGTGGACTAATCCCAATCTTACCAATCACTATCATCTTCTTCATCTTCTGTGTTTTCCTCGTATTCTGTCCGAGAAATAACTCTTACTTTTTCAACACCCACACGGCACATATCTGCCACTCCCTTGCATTGGTGTTCTACATAATTGCTTATATCAGCTTCCAGAGGGCTTGAAATTTTCAAATCAACATTGGTATTGCAATATCCAATAGTTCCTTCTCCACCATACAATTCAGAATCTTTTACTTCAAAATACACTCCTAATGTTACAATACTATCTTCCATATCTCTTTCCCTTTCTGCTATTCGCTCCAATCAATAGGTTGCTTGCATATACCACAGTTTCCGTCTCCACCTAATAGTTGCATTTTGCAATTCGGGCAATATTTCCAATTACTCCCCAATGGTTTCCTCGGTTTCATCCTCTCCACCGCAGTTCGGCATTCTTCCACAGTGCCGATTGCTCTGTATGCTTGTATGTCGGTAAGTGCTTGATTTATATACTTTCTTTCTTCAAAAGTAAGAACTTTATTTTCTTTCACCCTGTGCTTAAGTTCTTTAATTCCGTACTCCGTCATGCTCATTCTCCTTTCCTGACAGATTACTTTTCAACTGTTCTATTTCTTTTTCCAATTGGTCTATTTTAATCATGGCTTGCTCTAATATGTCTGCGTTGGCATTCATGGCTTTTGCCACTGTTGCTATATCGTCACCATTGACAACCCACGAAAAACGACCTTTTACCTTAACTGGATTTTTTACAACTTTTCCTCTGACAATCATATTCTCGTCACCTAAATAAATCTGAATTTACTCAACCATTTCCACTTCTTCAATATACAATCTTGGCATACAACCATAAGTAGATGTTTCATTTGCTTTTTCAGAAACCCTTGAAAGAAATTCATGTTCAATTTCCGTCATTGCCATTACAAAATAAGTATCATCATCACAACCATTTAATGTTATTCCGTAAAAATTTCTTTTGTCATATTCCTCTGCAAGTTGGTTCACGATTTTGACTACAACTCTTTCAACATAGGGGTTTACATCGTGAAATGCTTCTCCCAACCTCTCAATCAGCTTTTCTACAAATTCTTTCATCTCTCTTACCTCTCTTGATTCTGCATCATTTCCAAACGTGCAATCCTTTTATTTAAAATCTCTATTTTTACCACGCACTTCAACAACAGTACCGCTAAAGCAATAATCAAGTAACATATAACCTTAATCTCATTCATCACCATCTCTCTTACCTCGCTAAATGTTTATTTACTTAAAAAATCTACAATTAAAACGAAACACTTAACAGTCACCGCAATTCCAAACACAATAAACACCCATGCTGGTGCGGACATATTTGTCAAAATCCAAAACAATATAACGTATATAAGCATTCTTCTTTTCTCCTTTTATTTGTTTGATTTTCTCCACGTTTCTCCGTCATCATAAGGATTAACCAAATTCAATTCTTCTCCGCAAAAAGGACAGTTCACAATAAATCTCTGTCCCATTGATACAGTTTGATTTTTGTACCGCTTGAAAACTTCTCCAATTTGGTTGTCCCTCGTCCAATGAACAACCTTTCCGCAATCGGTTCTCCACTCAGTTTTCTTTATGCAACCGCTTTTGTTGGTTTCATACTCGCCAGTGTATTCCCAATTGCAATATCCTCTTTCCGCTGTAACCATGACTGTCCTTTCTTCACTAAATATTAGTTTACCAATTCTTCAACACCAATTATCTGCATTCTTCTGCCACAGCCTTTCTTCTCATTGCAATATCCCATCACTTCGCATTTCGGTTCAAAGAAATTGAATACCAAAAACGCCCATTCCTCGGAATACTCGCTTAATGCCTTCATAATATCTGCCATCAGTTTGCGATACTCCCAATATGCCCTTGTGCATAATCTTTGGTGGGCCATTTCAATTAGGTTGCGCAGGTTTCGTTTGTCCACGATCTTAGTTGTCATTCCTAAAGGAAGAAGCATTGCGATATCTTCCCTTGGAACACCTAATCTTTCCAACTCTCTGCTTGAAATCCTGATTTGATTGATTGCATCACAATAGACTTCCAATGTTTCCGTATCTTTTGCTATGCTGCTGGGGATTACACACTCAAAATCTTTGTAATCTATGTACCGGGTACTCGCTTGCAATCTCGTTGGTGCGCCGCCAATATGCGTGTACCATTCTCTAATCACCCTTGCAGAATATCCGTCTATAATCATTTCTACGTTTACATACTCCATTACACGGTGATGGCCGGACTTAATACAATCCAGCCCCCTATTAAAATTTTTCTCATAACTCGTAATATCGGCACCCCAGCAAACGCCGGCCCGTTCTCCCATTACTGATATAGGATTCTTTGTTGTTGAATTTAAAATTGTTATCATACCGCACCCCTTTACTTCAACAGAAACCACTTCAACCAATCAGGCATATTAGAACCGGCAATCAGTTCAAATGCAAACTTACTTACCAACAAAATTGCCGCCAAAATCACAAGGTACAAAATCCAGTCTACTATTTCATTTCTTCTTCTCATTGCCTGAATCTCCTTTCCTTTTTCTCACCGGGCCTGTTAGCGCATCCCAATCATCAAGAATAGATTGCGGAACCTTCCAAGGCTGTTTCTCTCCTCGTTGCCCGTTCTTCTTAATGATCCAATGGCCGCTGACTTTGCGCCCTTCAATCTGCATTTTATATACTGTTCCTGCCACCACTCCTAGTTGTGCTGCAACCTCACCGGCCGTCCCGTAGATTTCTTCGCCTGTTTCATCATGAGTGGCCGTGTACGTTATTGCCTTACCCATCTTTTCTGTCCAATCCTTTCTGCAACTGTTCCAACGCTTTTTTATGCAAGTCGCCGGCAACCCATTGATATGTAAAGTTCATATCAACTGCTATTTTCTCCCACGTTTTATACTCAAAGTACCGGGCATACAGAAGCCTAATGCAATCCGCTTCGCAATGTTTCTCTATGAGTGCTTGCGCTTCATTTCGCAAATCTACAAATTTATCAATCTCTGCATTGATTTCGTTTTGCAGGTCCGCAATTTTGGCAATACAATCTGCCATTTTATCTTGACTGCCAGACGATTGCACCCTTTCGCCGCCTAAAGCGGTTGTTGTACGGGTAGCAAGGGTTTTCAGGCGCATTATTTCTTCGCACCTTGTATCTATCTTTGCATCCAGCAATTCTATTTGCCTTAAATAATTTTTCGCTTTCATCACATAAACACATCCTTTCCATAAGGGCTTGTGCGTACTTTTATCGGCTCCCCTTTTTCGTAACACACGCAACTATCAGTCTTATAACCACCATTTTTTCGCTCTACACTTGTTCTGCTATGTCCGTTTACTAAACAATATTCGCAGCTATTGTCAAATGAATGGTAGTAGTTTTTCTTAACACTATATTTACAACCATTGCACACTTTACTATCTTTCATTGCTAACCTCTCAATATTTTTCTTGTAGTTCTCTTTTCAGTGCTTCCGCTTCTGCCTGCCATTCTGCATTGTCGCCGTTTGCTAAAAGTTCACTTTCTAAAGCGTCAAAATCGTATTGCCGTTGGTTCTGCTGCATCCACTTTGGAACAGGTTCTTTTCTAACAGGCTTGCCAGCTTCCTTTTTCAACGGGAAAATACCTTTCCAACCGTTTACAATAGACTGATTCAATATTTCTATCTGCTCGTTTACGTCGGATGTCATTTTATACAACTTCGCAACCATAAGTTTTACTGCGTGATCCGTCATAGGGCTTTTAATACCTTTTCTGTACTCCACAAATCCAAGAATCGCATCATTAAGAGCAGGAATGTCACTATAATTTATTACATTCTTTTCATTCTTTATATTCTTATTCTTCTTGTTTGTCGTCACTTGTCCGTCACTTGTCCGTCGCTTGTCCGTCGCTAGGTTGTCGTTTTGTCCGTCACAATTTTGGTACAAATCCCAATTTAGCACGGTAATTAGGGAGTTTTTATTGCTTGTCTGTCTGTCGATTTGTCCGTCACTTATGAAGTCATTTAGCGTCCGTCGCACTTTACTTTCAGTGATAGATAATTGCTTTCCGATAGATATGCACCCCGTAATCAGTTGGCCCGGTTGCAGCATGATTTTTTTGCCCCTAAACAGTGCCGGATATTCTGCGTGAGTGGCATTAAGAAGTAAATACATCCATACTGCAAGATGGTCTGCGTCCTTCATAATGATAGGATTGTCAAGTATTTTTCTATGTAATTTTATCCACCCATTCATTTATCCTTTTTCCTTTCTATAAAATTCACGCACAACTTTACTTCTTTTGGCTTGCCGTCACAATCAAAGAACTTTTCGCAATGAATACACTCACGGTCTTTCTTTAAATATTTTTCTTGCTTCGGTGCCTGCGTTATATCCATCTTTGAAACCTTCCTCATATATTTCTAACTCTGCATTTTCTACCGAAATGGAAGCAATAAGCAGGCCTGCAAAGAAACCTATCAAAAGTCCAAGTATCAGCATCATACAGCCCCCCTTGCATATTCTCTGAATACATTTTCATTCAGGCTTCTTTGCGCTTCTACATCACTACTGCCGGCAAGTTCCGGATGCTGCTCACGAACCTTCTGCCCGGTTCTACGGATCGTTTCAAATACCGGCAATCCAAGGGCCTTTCTATTCGCTAATACAGTTTCAAATGAAAGCCCGGAACATGACGGATTGAACCTTTTACAAACAAGGGCAATCAATACATCATCACTGTTTCTTGCTGCCGGACATTCTGTTAAAATCTCCTTAACGATTTTTGTTGTTGACTTCAATTCGGTTGATTTACTCATATTCACACCTCTCTTATTTGAATCCCATGTACATATAACAGTAATTTGCGCTTTATAATATAATCTGCTGTTCTAACGCCTTTTGTATCTTCTACAACTGTTTTCCCGTTCTCTATATAAACAAAATCTGCATAATAGGCACATTCCTTTTCAAGCAACTTCCCTTTATGTATGCCGCCCCTTACCCCTATCGTGTCCGGTTCTCTTTGTGCTGGTATCAATAGAAACTTAACCTGCCTTTGCAGGCCCGATATTGCTCCGGCCTTTTCAAGCAAAAGCAATTCTCGGTACCTGTTAGCTTCCTTTTTGGAATCAAAGACAATGCCGCCCACTTCTACTTTCTTATTTCTGTATTTCGGGTAGCTTTTCCATGCCATATTATCACCTAGTTAAACGGTAATTCTTCGTCAAGGCCGTTTGGAATACTCATAAACCCCTGTGAATCGGTTTCAATAGTAGTATTGATTTTGCTCATACCGTCAGCTACACCACCCTGCTTGCTTTCGCAGAACTCAAAAGAATCAACTACAACTTGCGTACCGTAAACCTTCTGGCCCTCTTTGTTGGTGTAGTTGTTGTTTCTTACTTCGCCTTCAATCAAAAGCTTTGCTCCCTTTCCTACATTGCACTTTTCAAATGTTTCTGCAATCTTTCCAAATGCTACGCAAGAAAAGAAATCCGCTTCCGCTTCGCCCTCTCTCTTAAACTTACGATTTACCGCAATATCAAATCTTGCAACTGCCTTACCGTCGCCGCTATATCTGATCTCTGCATCCTTTGTCAATCTTCCTGTAAAAATAACCTTATTCATTTTCTGATCCTCTCTTTCTACAAATAACTCTTTCCAAATTCACTGATAAACTGCGCTCTTGTGCCGTAATGTTCTTCATAGTACGCCTGCGCTTTCTGTTTCCATTTCAGGTCCAATCCTTCGTTTGGATTGTTATGTATGCTGCCTTCTGCAAATTCGTGCAGGTAGTACGCAATAGGTATTACAAAACCATACTTCTCACTTTTCTTCCTGTTGCTTGCACCGAATATATGGTGCCTATGACATTGTGGCGTACCTGTTTCGATACAATGGTCCATATCGTCTGTAAATACACTTGTTAGCCTTTTTGCCATGCCGTCACCATCCTTTTTAGTTCATCAGGCGGCAGCGTTTCTATTCCTAGTTCCTTCGCTTCATAAATAATCTGCTCAATGAACTTTGCCATTTCTCCGCTGTCATACTCGCTAGAGCCTTTAATCATCAAATAGGAACTAAATTTTCCGTTGGATTTTACGAACTTCCAATGCCCCGGTATCTTATGTATATCTACATCTGCTTTTACAGTCATAGGAATATAGCCTTCTTCATCCTGATACAAATAACCGTACTTCTGTATCATTTCTTCGTAGACTTCTTCTTTGCTACTCTCAACCACTTCTGCTATTTTGGTGATTAGCACCCAGCAATAGGCGTTTGCGTCCAATGACCGTTTTTTGCGGTATTTGTTGGCCTTAATGCTCAACTTTTCACAATCTTTTATACAGTCAATCTCACTAATTACAGATGCTTCATTAACCGTAAAAGTAAGCTGTATTTGGTTTGTGATCCAATCCCGGCTAACATTGTGTAACCGTCCTGTAAATTCCATTTTTACTGCTCCTTAATCTTTTCCCAATAAGCATTTATATTGGCGTACTGCTTCTCTGTCAGGTCCGCAAGGCTACTTACCTTGTACAGTTTCAGTATTGTTGCCGCATCTACCTTGTCGGAAGAACATCTTGCAAGTAACGCCTGTATCTTCACTTCGCTAATTTTGGAATTTTCAATCTTTTCTGTTTCTGCCTGTTCGCTCTTTGCGTCACGCTCATTCTTGTACTCGTCGGTATCTGCATCTTTTGTATCATCCAGCAGGAATAGGCCGTTTAAAGCGTATTTTCTTGCGTAAGAAGATGCCGTACCGGTAATCTGTGAATCGTCCATGCCCTTCTTTTCTGTTGATTCCCTTGCCAATGCGGACGTTTCAAGACGTTCTCCGCTTTCTGCATCAAAAAGTGTTGCCGTTGCTTTTACATATACCCGGCCGCCAACTTCTATAATGCTATCTTCCAAAACAAGTGCTACATTCTCTCTAGCAAGATAGGGCTTTACCGCTTCGCAAATGCCTTCTGCATTACGGTACTTATACTTTCCGAATGAGTTGTAAAGGTTCTTCGGTGCCTTAATCTCTGTTTGTATGCGCATCAACTTTTCTATGATTGCCATTATTCGTTATCCTCGCTTTCTACCAATTCAATGCCTAACAAAAAACACAATTCTTCCATGTTGATAAATTCGTACTTGCCACTGTTATATCGCTTTGCAATGTATTCTCTAACCAACCGTAACCGTTCTGATTCTCTCGCCAATGTTTCAATTAAAGATTCCATTTTCATTCTCCTTTTCTTTTATCTCTTGCCCCATTGCTCGGCCATTGCCTTTGCAATACCGGGAAATGTTTTGCTTCTCTGCTTCGCTCTTTCGGCAGGTGGAAGACTCATTGTTTCAACATGCCAAGGTGAATCCGTTCCTTTGCCGTTTTTGTATTTGATAATTCTTGGTTCTACTATATTCGTGGGCTTCAATTCAGGCAGCCCCTTCAACCACAAACAGGTACCTTTTCGCTCTGGGTCGCCAAACATATACGGGTGGATAATCTGATTCGGTTTTCTATAAGCTGTACTCATATGACCAATCGGATTTTCGATCGCAATTCTCTCACAAGCAGCGTTAGCAAATCTCATAAAGAAATCAATTGCTTCTTCCCTGTCTTTTTGCCTTTGAATTGCCTTTTCTCCATATCTTTCAACATTAAACCACCGATTTCCTGTCACCGTTAAATATGTACATGGTGGAAAAGCAATAATCATGTCCCATTCCCCTCTAACTTCATGAGTTGTTCCATCGCTTGTTTTGAAAGTGCAATCTCCGTTAAGCAATGGAATTACATCTTGCATAATGTGCCACTCGGGATTCCCACCGCTGCACTCGATAATGTCACAGGAATATGCTTCATGCCCCAAAACTCTCAATTCTTTTGTCACTGCTTGACTTTCTTCGCACGCAACTAATATTTTCATAATTCCTCTTTCCTTTACATCAAATCTTCTACCGACACTCTGTAATATGCTTCCAAACAATGCTCACAGATGTATTTGCCGTTTGATCCGTAAGCGTATTCGCCTTGGATCGGTTCGCCGCACTCATTGCATTTTGGCAGTTTTTGAAGTTCTGCTTCTTGCTCTGCGTCGTGACTGGCCCACCTATCGTAGTTATCAGGAATATACATTTACTCACCACCTATCCTGATTGGCTAATGAAAACAACAAAAGCCATACAAGTGATACAACTAATGTGATTGGTGGCAACCATGAATCCGAATCCATTGACGCTAACGCAAAAAGAAACAACATAAACGCTGAATAGGTCATAGCCCACAAAAAGCCATTATGCAGTTTTTTCTTTATTTTTCCGTTTTTCATTTTCTACCCCTTTCAGAAATAACACGGTTGCTTTTTTCACCGCATCTTCGTTCACTTTTCCGAATACTCTTACTGTTGCTCCTGCATCTTTAAACTCTTTATACATTGTTTACTCCCTCGCCTAAACGTGATTTAAAATCACTGCCTGAGCAAAAAAAATCTTATCTTTTTCTTTCAAACTTGTTATTTTAAGCAAATCACATAGCAAACTAATTTCCGTAGCTGTAAATACACTTATATTTTTAATTTTGTTATTTAAAGCATGTCTGGAAATCCCTAATACTTTTGCGATATAGCCTTTTTTTAAGCCTGATTCCTTAATCAATCGCTCAAGTTCTGCTGTATTAGTCATTTCTTTTCTCTCCTTTCTGTCGTGTTGATTATAAATCACTATTTCACTATAATACCGTCGTGATTATTTGTCAACTAGAATTTGCAAATTTGTTGATTTAAAATACAAAAAGTGGTATCATGCTATTAGAAAGGTGGTGTTAAACATGACAAACATAGGTGTATATATAAAGGAAAGACGGGAATCACTCGGAATGTCGCAGGACGAACTTGCAGAAAAGATGGGATATAAAAGTAGGTCTACTATTGCTAAGATTGAAAAAGGCGTTAATGATGTTACGCAAACCAACATTGTGAAATTCGCACAAGTATTAAAAACCACTCCTGCTTATTTAATGGGATGGGAAAAAACTGAGAAAAAAAACAATGCCATAGCTGACATTGTGATAAGGTTGCGGACTGATGAAGTTTTTCTATCTTTAGTGGAATCTTTGGGGCAACTTGACGCAGAAAAGTTAAAAGCATTTAAGCAACTTGTATCAACTCTTTTGAAGTAATGTGAGTATTAAATTCAATAATTCGATATCGTTACATTCTTGTAACTGTTTTGTGATTGCTTCTACGTAAACATTGTGCATGAGCAAACCCCCTGTAAGAACATATGCTCTATATTATGGTATATAATTGTTAGAATTATGTGTAACGTGTGAATTTTATATGACAACTAAGGAGATGGGAAAATGTATAAAGTATATGAGCCGCTATCGGCAGAAGAATGTTTAGAGTATTTGAGAAAATCACGTTCCGACGATCCTTCCTTAACAGTAGAAGAAGTGTTAGCAAACCATGAATTAGAACTAAATGAGTATGCAGAAAAATATTTAGGCGGCAGAGTTCCGGAAAATCAGACTTATAGAGAAGTCGCTTCTTCCGAAACAATAGACGATCGCCCGGAAATGGTAAGACTATTAAAGGCTATTGAAAGTCCGAAAATAAAAGCAGTTTTAGTTAGGGAGCCGCAGCGACTTTCCAGAGGTGATTTAGAGGATGCCGGTAGAATTATAAAGATATTCCGATATACTAATACTTTAGTAGTCACACCACAAAGAACTTACGATTTGCGTGACGATATGGACCGTGATTATTTTGAGCGTGAGTTAAAGCGTGGTAATGAATATTTGGAATATGCTAAAAAGATAATGAGTAATGGGAAAGAAACGGCCGTTAAAAAAGGAAACTTTATTGCCACTTTCCCACCATACGGATATAGAAAGATCCATTACAAAGTAGATAAGGAAAAATGCAGCACCCTAGAAATAATAGAAAGTCAAGCAGATGTTGTCAAAATGATTTTTGATTTATATGTATATCAGGATATGGGTTTTGAACTTATCGCAAACAGGTTGAATGAACTTGGTTTCAAATCACAAAAAGGCGATTTATGGAAAAAGGCATCTATTCAAGACATTATTTCTAATGAAGCTTATATAGGTAAGGTACGCTGGAAGTATAGAAAGACAGTAAAAACAATAGAAAATCAGCAAGTAAAGAAGTCGAACCCACGAAACAAAGTAAGCGACTATCTTCTATTTGACGGATTGCATCCGGCTATTATTTCGCAAGAACTATTCGACCTTGCGCAAGCCAAAAGAGGGAAAAACATACCTATAAGAAAAAATTTATCAATAAACAATCCCTTTGCAGGCATCTTTTTCTGTGCTAAGTGTGGAAGGGCTATGAAGTTACGACCGCAAAACGGCAAAAATAAACCACGTTTAGAATGTTCTCAAATGAAACATTGCCAAAATGGTTCTGCTGTATTCGACGAAATATTAGAGCGTGTCTGTGAAGCGTTAGAAGGCTGTATAAGCGACTTTGAAGTGAAACTTGATAATAATAACGTTGACGAAAAAGAGCGTCATAAACAGCTTATTTCAAGCCTTGAAAAGCGTTTGAAGGAATTGAAGGAAAAAGAAATACGTCAATGGGAAAAATACACTGATGAAGGTATGCCAAAAGAAATTTTTGATATGCTTAATGATAAGGTTTTGAAAGAGAAAGAGGAAACAAAAAACGCTTTATGTTCTGCTTATGATTCTATGCCGGAGCCAGTAGACTATGAGGAAAAAATAGTAACTTTCGCAAATGCCATTGAAGCATTAAAAAGCGACGACGTTTCACCTGAACTCAAAAACAAATATCTGCGTGAGATCATAGAGAAAATGACTTACGAAAGGCCCAAACCAATTATTCTTACAAAAGAGTTGGCTGAACAAATGGGAGTACCATATCCCCACAAGTTATGTTATCATCACTATCCGTTTACACTTGACATAACCTTGAGGGGATAAGCTTCCTCATGTAAGACAACAGGTAGGAGTTGTTTCGATAACGCCTACTTGTTGTCCTAATAGTTGCAGCGCACATTTCGTCGCACTCCCCGGATAACATCTGCCATTATCGTATCTGTATCGACAATCCTTTACAATGTTCGGCACAAAAAAATTTTAAAGGGTATCTGTACATTTGTCAATATATGGAATATTATATACATTGTAACAGTTGATTGTTTCATTGGGGGAAATTACTATGGACGACGAGCCGGAAGAACTCAAAAGGATTTATGAAGAAACTATTACCAATCTGACAA